AAACTCGCCCCCGCCGAGCACCGGATCGACGGCGTGCGCAATCATGCCGGGCGGCATCCGCGGCGCGGCATCGACAGTCGTGATCGGCGGCATGCCGATCAGGTCATCTTGTATTGCCCAAGTCATTTCTCACTCCGCTCTAAGAGTTAGCACGACAGACGGCTAATTGATCAGCACGCCTTGCAAGAACGCGTTGCTCATCGTCATGTTGCCGGCCCACCCCACCAACTTGACCATTGCGTCTTGGTTGACCGTAAACCGGTCGGGATTGAGCGGAACCATGTTCCGTTCACGGTGCGGACGCAGGAATATATAGTCGGTGTTGAGGAAGTACATATGATTGGACGGAGCACCACTCGGGGTCGCCCAGGTGATCCCACCGCCGATCGTCGTCCCGGTACCGCCCGCGACACCTTGGAAGCCGCCGTCAAATACAACGTCGGCGTCCATAAATTTAAGCGTCTGGAAACCAGCCATTCCTTCGTTCGCCTGGGTGATCCGCTGAATCGCTTGCAAGCTTTCCCAGTAGAAACTGAAGTAAGCGTTGTCGGCTATTATTAGGTCTGGTCTATCAGTTCCTCGGACCTGATTTAACCATTGGCGGTTCATCATGGTTTGGATGGTGGCTGTTCCCGGAGTTATTGCCGCCGCCGAGAAGGAACCAATGTAGGCCCGCCAAAACGGCCACAACCCGCGATCGATACCACCGACCACTCCGGCAGTCTGCACATCGGCGACCAGCAATTGCAGACCACCGATCTGCTTGCCGCCGTCCAAGGTGCCGTTGCCGTAGCAGTCGCCCGAAATCCCGTTGGTCATCGTTCTCTCGGCATTGCCGATGCGCGACTCGAGCAGATCGATCATCCGCTCTTCGCCGCTGTTCTGCAATTCCTCGAGACCGCTGATGCTGACCGCGACGGCGGCCTGCGCCCACGGATACTGTGCGGCGGTGAATACATCCGACGGCGAGACATTCAAAATGTCATAGCCGGTGTACCTTTTATAGGTCCCGTTCTCGCTGTATTCGAGCTCCTGCACTATCGCCTGACCGCCATCGACAGGCTTGACTTTGTTCCTTTGCGACAGTCTCGCCAAGATGGCGTTGTTCTTCGTCACGTTGTCTGCGAGTTTTCGGCTCCGATTGAACAACGTGGTTGTGGTGATTTCACCCCAATTCGGGTTCGGTGAGGGCATGCCTTTCTCCCCTGGGTTGCTGAAAGGGCCCTGAGGCGAGCGCTGCTAGCTGCGGCGCCCGCCGTTCATTTGGGCCCGGATTTCATCACGGATGGATCGGTCCGGCGCGCCGAGATCCTGCGGCGCTGCACCGGGTCCAGGGGAACCAGTGACGCTCGAGGAAGCCCGTCGTGCGGCTTCGGCTTTGGCCTTCCGCTCGTCTGCCGCTTTTCTCTGCTCGTCGGCGCCCTGCCTTTCGAGGAGACGGTCACGGGTTGAGGGAGTGGCCCATTCGGCTCGGGTGTAGAGGTCCTGCAGATCGATCTGCTTGCCGGCCTTTCGGTCGACATCGGCAAAAGCGGTCATCACGGGCTCCAGCGCCACGAGATCGGGATGGAGGAGCGCGCCATCTGCCCCTTTGGCGTTGGCGAAGTCCTCATAGATGCGTTTGGCGTTGTCCATGTTGTCGCGCACGATCGTCTCGACGCGATTGCGCTCGGCGTTCTCCAGGGCGCTAAACCGCGCCTCCAGCGCCGGATCGATCTGGCTGCGCACTTGCGGCTGCGGCTGCCCACCCCCGTCGCCACCCGGGGACTGCGGAGCAAACCCCCGCCTGGCATTCAGATGCTCGGCGATCTTGAACGGGTCGCACTGGTAGGCGGCGATGATGTTGGCGATCACCGCGTCACGCTGCTCGGGATTGGCGAGCCCGGCCTCGGTGTTGTACCAAATTTGCAGGATCTCCTTCGGCCCGCGGCCCTGCGAACGCAGTTTTTCGCGGTGCGGGCCAAATGCCCGGTCGATCTCCGAATAGTCGCGGTCATAGGTCTGGACGCGCTCCTGCATCGCCGGCAGATCCTTCTCGAGGGTCGCCAGCCGCTCGAGCCGCGGCTGGAACCCCCTCTCCATCCGCTTGTAGAGATTGAGAAAAGGCCCCTTGGCGGCCGTCGGTAATCCCTCAAAAGTCGCCTTGTCCTCGGCCGCCCAGTGCTGCGGTGCGGCCGCCGGCCCGGCGGGCTCGCGCTCGGCCGGCTCGGTCGGACCAGGTGCCGGCGGTGCCCCGGACTCTCCACCCTTGTCCTTGTCCTTGTCTTCGCCTTCGCCGGGCTTTGGCGGCTCGCCGCTTCCCGCCGCGGTGCTTCCGACCGCGGTCCGGTCCTCGAACAAGCCGCCCGCAGCGGGTGCCGCCGGTGCGGCCGCGTCCGCCTCCTTGGCGTCGCGCAAGGTGTCGGCGATCATCGTCCGCAGATCGCTCGGCGTGTTGCCGGTCTCCGGCAGTGTGCTTCTGGTCTCGTCTTCAGCTGGCATAGCGCTCTCCTGTTAGCTAGCCGCTCGCGCCCCGTTGGCACGGGCCCCGATCGACGGGCTCGAGGTCCCCCTCGCCCGGTGCCGGGCGTCCTCGAGCTCGTCGCGAATTGACTTCTCCGGTTTGTCCTCGCCGCCCTGCTTTTCGGCACCAAGCTTGTGCAGCACCATCTCGACCCGGCGGTCGGAACTCTTGTCGGTGTCGCGCTGCGCCGACTCCATCACGTGCGCCTCGCCCTCGATCCGAAAATGGTCGCCGGGCTTGGGCATCTCGTCGATCCCGAGCTTGCGCAGACAGTCGTCGTCGAGGTTGATCACCAGCCCGTGGTGATAGTCCTCAGCCTGCGGGTGGAACGGGACCGCGTAATTCTCCGTAGCGTCCTTCTTTTCGCGGTCGCTGCGCCGCATCACGACGGTTTTCATTGACTGTCCCCAGATTGCCCACCTCGTACGGTCCGCCGACCGCACCTTCGCAGCACGACCCGATGGCGCACCCGCCACAGGCTGGACACGGCGGCAGCCGGTGGCGGCCGCGGCAAAATTCACAGGGCATCGCGGTGTTCACTCTGCGTTCGCTGAGAACGCCCGTTCACGAACAAAATCGGGTGGGCTCACCACGAGATTTGTTCATAAACTCGCCGCTTGTGACGGCCAGTGCGCACTCAATCGTTAATCGTCTATAGGCCGCGCCGGAGGCCGCCTGATGGGGGTCTCAATGGCCGCTGTCATTGGACCTGATCGCAACGACCCCAACCAGCTTGTCCCGCAGGGGCCCTAGCGGCCGCAACGCGTTGCGATCGAAATCGCACAGTAACCGCAATCCGCCGCAATGGCGTTGCGATCGCTGCTAGATCAACGAGTTAGTGGCGTTTTCGCGGTTTGATCGGCGCAAAATTGTCCCAGTCCGTCGGGCCGTAGCTCAACCACTCGTCCCGCGGACCGCTCTCGTCCTTGACCCGGTTCAGCAGCTTCCGGCGGCGCTCACGCTCCCACAGCCGACGCATCTTGGCCGCCGCCGTCTCGCGCGGCTTCGTCTCGCGCGGCTTGCGCGCCTTGCGCGGCCTGGGCAATGCCGGCGGCTGGATCACCCGCACCGGACGCGGCGGCTCGAGCAGACCCATGCGCTTGAGTACACACACCGCCGCATTCTCGGCCGCCATTCCGGCCTCGATGCTGATCCGCGCCCCCTTTAGCCGCGCATAGAGATGATCGAGGTTGCGCAGCCCGCCAAAGAACACATCGCCGAGCGGCGGCCCGGGCCACGCCGGATCGCTCGCGTCAAACATGATTATTCCGGCCGCCACCCGGAGCTCGTGATCCAACTCGGCGTCGCTGGGTGCGGTGATGTAGAGCTCGGCGTCCGGCGACATTTGGCGCGCCTGGCCGACCGCCTGCGTCAGTTCGGCAAAATCCTCGCACTCGGTCCATGCCGTCTGATCCGCGTCGACCCGCAGGCGGATCTTCCAGCGCTTCTTGGCTAGCGCCGGGACAACAACCGGGATGATCAGACTGGCGGGCACCTCAGGATTTTAGGATGCGCTCCACTTGCGGTCCAGAATAGCCGGCCTGGTTGAGCACCCGGGTCGCTTCGCTCCGCCGCTCCACCGGATCGCGCGCCAGTTGCTGCTTGATGTCCTGGGCGATGTCACCCGGCGGCGGTCCGGCGGCCGGCCGGTTGAAGAACGGCGCGCGTTCGTTGCCGACCTCGATCATTCCGTGCCGCTGCAGGTGCTCGCGATGCTGCGCCCGACCGGTGATCATCTCACCGGTCTTCACCGAGCGATAAGGACTGATATCGCTGCGTATCATCGGCGCCACCGGCGGCGGCAAGGGCGCCTCGAGATCGAGCTCGACCAGCCGGCCGTCGCGCACCACCCAGCGTCGCCGGAATGCCATCTCTTTCTCCTGGTTTGAAATGGGATTTTAATCCCTTTGAAATTCAGGCCCTGGAGGCCTCCGCGGTGGCGACGAACTGCACCAGGTTGATCGCCCGGCCATGCCCGTTGAGGCTTTCGGGCCAGGCCATGCAGGCCTCGAGCCCACCGGTAAAGCCGAGCTCCTGGGCGACCATCCACACCGCGTGATGGTTGGGGATGCGGTCCTGGCGCTGCACCGACATCGACATGTGCCGCATCGTCCCGCCGGGATGCCCGGTTTCGATCGAGAAGGTGACCATAAAGGCCGCCGGCAAGCGGATCGTCTGCTTGGTCATCTGGCGCAGGTGCTTCTTCTTGCCTTCGCGGGTCCCGATCCGCAGCCGCAGAGCCGAAATGTCGACCGGATGGAGAGCCGCGGTCTCACGCAGCCGGAGGAGCTCGACGCGTTCGGCCGGTCCGATCAAGAGGGGTGTTCCGGCCATTTCTTCCACCGAGTATGCGGGGCCTTCCACCCCTGCTCGACCGGGGATCACCGGCTTGGAAGCGTTAGCCGGAGACGGACCGGGCCCTACTCCCCAGGGCTCGCTCGTGCCGGTCCGCCGCCACGGAGTCCGCCCTCGATCTGTGAAACACACATTAGACCAGCCCCGCGGTGTCGCGCGAGATCAAATGGCTGGTGCGCGCCGCGTCGAGCGCCGACCGGTCCTGGATCTCCTGACCCTGCTGCGCGAGCTCGGCGGCACGGAGCTGGCCTTCCTGCGCCAGTTTCGCGCGATCGCCTTGGGCGGCGATGTAGGCCTTCATCAATTCGACCGAGTTTTTCTGCTGATCGGCCTGGACCTTGGCGGCGTCGATCTGCTGATCGCCTTGCGCGGTCTTGGCCTCGGTCATGATCTCCATCGGCGACTTGGTGTTGCCTTTGCCCTGCCCCTGATTGGGCTGCGGCGGCGACTGCGCCAGGGCGACAAAGGCCTGCAGGAACGTATCCTCGAGCCCGCGCGCCGCCGGGAACGCCCGCACCCCGAACATGACCAGCGCGGCCGCCAGCTGGGCGACCTGCGGGTTCTGTTGCACTTCCGGGATGATCATCTGCAACATCGGCATGATCGACTGCAGAAACTCGGTGCGCGCCTGCTTTTCCGCCTGCTCATCGGGCGCGATGGTCGAATCGGCCTCGATGTCGATCTTGTAGCCGGTCCGCACATCGTGGCGCAGGGTGTGACACGCCTGCAGGAACTGCTGTTTCCGCCGGTTGTTTTCGGCGTGCCAGGCCTGGCTCATCTGCTGCCATTGCATAAACGCCGGGTTGAGCGTCATACCCGGCGCCGCCACCGGCCCCGGCCCGGGCGCTGCACCCCCCGGCGCCGGACCGCCTGGGACTGGTGATGCCCCGCCGGGCCCTGAAATAGCAGTCCCCCCAGGGCCCGGCGGTGGCAGACCAGGCCTGGCAGGTGACCCGGTCATTCCCGGTGGGGCAGGCGCTCCCCCGATCCCCGGAGGCGGCCCACCAGCCGGCCCCGGCGGCACCGCGCCACCACCCGGAAACCCGACAACATTGTTCCGCTGGTCAGACATTTCGGGCTACTGTCCTGACCATGGCTCTACCTCCTCCGATCCCGCTCCGCCCCGACGATCGCCCGGAAACCTGGGACGAGTACCAGCAGCGCCGGTCGATCATCGCGATGTGGCGCCACATCGGCGATCTGATCGGCGCCGATCACTTCCTGCGCGCCTTCCGCCCGACGATCCCGCCTTGGTGGGAGCCGCGCCTCGGCGGCCAGGTCCTGCCGGTGCCGCACGTGACGGCGCCCAAATCGACCGCCTTCCTGCAATTCCTGTTCGGCAAGAGCGGCCCCCCGCCGACCGTTAAGGGCACGCCGATCAAATGGGATTGGCCCGGCGACCGGCTTCTCGGCCGCAAGCACGATTTCGCGGTGGTCGACGAGGAGGCCAGCCTGGGCCACACCGACGTGCTGCGAGGCGAGTGGGTACGCGGCGAGGATGGCGTCGTGATCCGCGAGCCCGAGTGGCCGCCGCCGATCCCGCCGGGCTGGAAGCCGACCCCGCCGATACGAACCCCAGGCAGCGAAAAGGACCCGGTCGACTGGGGCTATTCGCCCGAGACCAAGCCCTAGCCCTTCCGCCAGGGCAGCGGCGCCGCGGTAATATTCCGCATGCGCCAGGCCTCCATCCGATTGGCCAGCGCCTTGGCGTCCTCGATCTTCTCCGGCTCGTGCAATTCGGCCTGCCAGGCGAGCTGACACCACACCCGCACGATAAAGGCTGCCGCCGGATCCTTGGCCCGCAGGATGAACAGCGGCTCGTCGTCGGCCGCCTTGCCGAGGCAGCCCTTACCCTCGGCCATCAGCGCCAGCTCTTCGGCCTTGATCGCCATCACTCAGCTCCGCGGCGGGGTCCGCGGCGTGCCGTCGGCGGTACGCACCAACGTCATGTTTGACCACATCGCGCATTCGCGCAGATGGCGCAGCACATAGGTCTTGTCGGGACCCTCGGGCAGGGCGTGGTCGAGGTATTGGGCGAAGCTGGCAAAGTGTGCGCGAACATCGGCCATCTGGCTCAGCTGCTCTTCGGAGGGCTTGAGGTATTCAAAGACGGAAGGGTGCAACGCCATCAGAGCTCCTATTGCTCAAGTTTTCACGGTCCCGCCGCAAACGGATCATGATCGACCGGCACCAATGCCGGCGGCCGCCCACCGGCCCACGGCCGCGGCGGCGCCGGCACTAGGGTGTTTCCGTATCGCTGGATTTGCGGGCTTTGCTCCCAGACCCGGGTGGCTCGGTCGGGGCTCCATCCGTGGGTTTGGGCGAACTGTTCTTCGACCTGAGATAGGCGCGGCCCCAATGTGGCGAGTAGCTCCGAGGACCTTCTCTGAAGATCGGGTCTTCCGGTCCCGGCGAGGGCTTCCAGATAACCTTGACCATTGGGCTGCTCCCGCCAATCGTTCGAGATGTAGTTCCCATCGGCAAAGGCCGGTGTCAGCTCGGCCTTGTCAACCCCTTTAAAATCGGCATTTCCGAGGGCTTTTTCAACCGACTTTTGGAAGTCTATGTTCTTCATGCCCGATTGATCGGGCACGTTCTGCAAGCGGAACCCGTTCTGCGTCGCGATCGGGCTAAAGAAGCTCTTCCCGGTCGCTCCCTGCATCGCATCGACCACCGAACGCGCCTCGTCGGCGCTGAGCGGCCGGCCGATGTTGACGTCGACCATGTTGCTGTCGCCCGGCTTGAGACCGGCGCGATAGGTCGGCAAATGCCAGGCCGCCGCATCCTGGCGCAGCAACAGCCCTCGAGTGGCTTCCGCGGTATCGAGCAGATCGCGGGTCGACTGATCGACCCCGCCCATATAGCCGCCCTGCAGGGCCGCACCGGCGAGGCTCTGCGCCTGGCTTCCCGGCCGCACTTGACCCTGAAACACCCCCGGCCCACCAAAGCTGGGCTCGGTCAATAGCCCCAGGTGGCGCGAGATGACGTCGTGCCCCTGATCGTCCTCGAGCACGCCACGGATCGCGTCGTGATAGGCCTGCTGGTCGATCGGCGAGGCCTGGTGAAACTCCGGCATATGGTTGACCGCGGTCTCGCCCGGCGCCGACTCCCAGCTCTGCTGCGCAACGCGGTTCTTCAAAGCGTCGGCGAAATTGAACGCCGCATCGCCGACCGGGGTGCCCTCGACCTGCGATTTCTTACCAGCCCACACCGCGGCCTGGATCTGCTCCGGGCTCCAGTTCTCACCGGTTCGTGAATTCAGCACATCGGCCGCCCGATCAGCCAAAATGCGGGTGAAGTTGTGCTGTCCCAGGGTCGGTGTGCCGGTGTACTGAGGAGCTGCCTTGTCACTGCCGAGCTCGGGCGGATATTCGGCCGCGCGCATGTTCCAGATGTCGTTGACAAAGGGATGCCCGGCCGGGTCGGGATCCCAGGTCAACCCCAGCGCGGTTTTGAAGGGCCCGGTCTTCTCACCGGTCATCGGCGCCCCTTCGTAGAGCAGCGGTGCGGCCCGCTCGCCGATCTGCATGCCACCACGGCCGCCGACGGCGAGTGCCGGCTCGTTGGTCATCGCCTGGTTCCACAGGGTCACCGCTTTTGCCGCATTCTCGGCGACACTCGCGCGCGGCGAGGATACCGCCAATGTCGCGGCGAGGCGGTCGGCGGCCTCGGGATCACCCGCCGCGTTGAGGATTGCCCGTCCGCTTTGAGCGTACCAATCCTTGGCATTAGCCCCGCTTTCGGCAAGATCGGCGTAACGGTTGACCAGCCCATCCATGTCGGCCGGCGTCTGGATGTGCGGCGGCGGGCTGACCGGCTGATCGGCACCGCTGAGCGGCAGTCCCTTGTCGCGCGCCAGGTGTTCGGCTCGCAGCTGATCGGCAAACTTGCCGGCCTGCAACGTGTCGCTGATCGGCGTGTCGAGATTGCCCGCCTCGGCCGCAGCACGGCCCGCTCGTCCGAGGATCGCCGGCCCCGCACCCAAGGCGCCACCCGGCACCGGCCCGGCCATCCCGCTGCGCGCCAGCTCGGCCAATGCCGGCAATCGCCCGGTGAGCTCGCCGCTCGAGGGATCCACCCCGATAAACGGCTGGCCCGAATAGTCGGCCCCGGTGAGCTCGGCCTGGCGCTGCAATCCACTGGTCGCGACATCGCTAAACGACTGGCCGATATCGGACAGCCGCTGTTTGACGTGGGCCAGCGGCTGCTGCCAGAAATCGGCGAGATCCTGACCGATCTTGTCAAAGTAACCGGCCGGCGGCGGATCGCTATAGGGATCGTGATCGACCGGAACGAGGGTGGCACCCGTGTCCGGGTCGATCCGTGTTTCCGACATCGCTCAACGCGCTCGAGCTCGCATCAGGCCACCATCAGGTATTTGCCCGGACGCCGCGGGTCCGGCACGTAATGACGGCCGTCGGGAGCCAGGCGGGCCCCGGGCACCGAGGAAGCAACCGGCGGCCCCGGACGTCCAGGACCACCGATGGCCGGCACTGGTCCAACAGCACCGGGCGGTGCACCGGGACCACCTGGCACCGCCCCCGGCACGGAGGCCGACGGGGACGCCGGGCCGCCCATGGTCGCCGGGCTGGGCACCGCAGGAGACGGTGCGGGAATCAGCATTGGCGGGGGTGGCGGCAGCGCCGGGAGCGGTTCGGGGAGCCCGGACATCCGCGAGAGTGTCTCGGGCATAAAATGCCGCGCCATCACTGCACCCTTGAGCCGCAGCAGGTCGCGGGCAAAGCGGGCGACGTCCTTTTGCGCCCGGGTGATGCGCCGGGTCGCAAACTGGGTCTTGAGCTGCTGCGCCCCCAGCGTCTCGATCGGATTGGTTTCGCCCCGCAGAATGTCGGCAATGCCGGTCGTCTGATAGATGATCCTCAGGGTGCGCTCGCGGGCGTCATAGAGCTGGATCAAGACGCGGGCGATCTGCTCGACCGGCAGCCACTGGATCAGCCCGTTGAGCCCGCCCTTGTCGCCGGCAAAACCAGTCCAATCCTCGACCGGGATCAGCCGGTTCTCGCTCGAATCGTCGACCAGCTGCTGCAGCGTCATCTTCTCCGAGCCCGCATAGACACCGGAGACCTTGAGTGCCCGGGTCAGGCGGTCGATCCGCGCGGTCAATGTGTCGAGCTCCATCGCCTGATCTTGATATTCGACGTAATCGTTGACCGACACCCGCTGCTCATTGGTCGTGGTCGCCCGCAAAGCTGGCGGCGACGGGAAAAAATCCGGCAATTCCAAGGGATCGTCCTGGGTGTCGAGCGGCGCATCCGTCCAGGCCTTGGCGATCCACACCGCTTCCTTGCGGTTGCGGTCCCAAATCTCCCAAACGGTCGCCTTTTTGAACATATCCGCCAGCGGGCCCCACTGCGCCTCGCTGGCCACCGCATGCACCCCCGACGGGGTGTAATCGAGGGTCACCTTTTTGCCGATTTCACTGCCAAAACGCTCGACCAGCTCGTCGCGGGTCATAAATACCCGGTAGGCCTTCCACCAGATCTCACCTTCGGTGCGGGCCGGCGTTTCTCGATAATCTTCCCAGAATACATAGCGCACCGGCGCTCTCTCATTGGTCACCGACTGAAATGTCGGCTGATTACCTTCTTCGTCGGGTTCGGCGTCTTGGTCTTCCTCTTCCTCGCCAAATTCCGGCTCGTAGAACACTCTGGCGACACCACGACCCGGCAATAACCGATCTTCGACGACTTGCTGCATCACCGCGTCGAATTCTTCGATATCATTCTCGTAATCGAGCGCGGTTTCGAGGATCTGGGCGCCCAGCGAGGCCACCGCGTCGTGCTGGTCCTTGTGCCGGCGGGCGACGTCCGGTTCCGGTGTGCGCCCGTAGAGCACCGGCTTGAGGGTCTCCACATTTGACCACAAGACATTGTATTTGCTGGCCCGCGCCTCGTTTTGGTCGCGCTCGTCGCGGTACCGGTCGACCGCCTGGCGCCCCCGCTTGATCCAGTCCTCGTCGGTTCGCTCGGCGAGCTTTAGCTGCGAGTTCCAGAAGCGCCAGATCGCATTCGGCTCGGTGCCGAGGTCCTTGCGCTCCTCGATTGTGCCGACAACTGTCGAGGCAACCGCTAGATCGGCCATCAGGCGAGGCTTTCTTCGGTCTCGACGACGTGAAAAGCGTCCCCGTCATTGACCGGCTTGCCGGCGCCGTCGCGAAACCGGATCAGCCGCTGCTGCACCGGATGCCCGACCCATTGATCCCAGACGCGCAGTCCGCCCGCTTCCTCGGCGACCAGGATCGCGGCGTGCGAGCGCCCGTCGATGTGGTTGCCATAACAGCCGTTGGACTCAAACGTCGCGATGACTGTACCGGGCGGCACATTCCCGTAGCGCACCCGGGCGCCACGCCGCCATTGTGAGGTATGCGGCAGACGGCGGGCTGCTTCCTGGGCAAATCTCACGCAATGTCCGTTCGCGACCACCTGGCCGGCGTGCCGATCGGGATCCTCGACGACAAAGGCCATCGTCAGCCGCCCCACACCGAGCCGGGGTTGGCTGCGGCCCAGTCGATCCACGTGGTCCCCAGAAACTGCTGCGAGAACAGCCCGCGCAATTTCCGGCGCGCCCCATTGTTGGTGGCCAGCCAGTCAAAGAACTGATGAACCGGCAGCCGCACCTGATCGGGCACATAGACCATGCCCTGCGACAGCACCAAACCCCATTGCGGCGACAATACCGGTGCCGTGTCGGGCGGTGCCGGCGGCAGGCTGCCGAGGATGCGCGGCGCCGGCTCGAAGCTTTGCGGCTCGACTTCGTCGACAATCCACGCCACTACGTGATTGTCGAACATATCGGCCCAGACGAGCCCGGTCGGATCGTAATTGACCGAGATCACCGCCTCGTTCGCCATCGACGGCACAGCTGCCATTGCTCCCCCCTCAGATCCTCAGTGGCCGACCATCCCCGACAAACCGGCCGTTTTTGAAGTAGCGCTTATCGAGCTTCCACAGCTCGTCGAGAGTCATCCCGGAAACCCCGCGCGGCTCCTCGGCCGCCGGCTTTGGCTTACTCCCCGGCACCATCTCATCGAGCATCCGGCCCAAAAGGGCCAGGCCGTCGACCTGGTCATCTGCTTTCCCAGCCGGAAAGCGCAGCATTTCGTCGAGCAGCACCGGCGCCCAGGGCGCGCGCTTGGGCAAGTACACCTTGCCCATCGCCACCCGGCCGCGGATCGCCTGGGCTCGCACCGCCTTGTCGGCGGCCGAGCTGTATTGCTTTCTGACCGCGTAAATCTTGCGCTCGAGCTGGCGCTTGGTCAGAAACGGTCCGACCCCCTTCTCGATCTGCCCGGCCTCCTCGGCCCAGGTGATGGTTTTCCACAGATCCATCAGATCGATGACCGATTCGACCCATTCGTTCGAGGCGGTCTGTTTGCGCCACAGATCTAGGAGATAGAGATCATCGTTGGGGTCGATCCCGGCGACCAGGTGCACCGTCCAGTCGCCGGCATTGGCCTTGACCGCATAATCCGAGGCGCCATAGGTGCGCAGCCGGTCACGCGGCGGGGCGCTGTCGTACCAGCGCACCCAGTCATTCTGGAAATAGTCGCCCGACTCCGGCATTGGCCGCTGCTGCCAGAGTGCCGACCAATTGCGCGTGTCGCGCTGGGCGACCTCCAGCATCTCCGGGGTGTACCACTCGGGCCAGAGCCGCTCGCCAATGATCCGGCCTAGCGCATCCCCCTCCTCCTCGACAATCGCCGGTAGGCTGACCACTTCCCATTGCTCGCCGCCGGCCTTGGCGTCCTCGAGCAGGCGCCCGGCGAGATCGTCCTCGTGCCACCGGGTGCCGATGTAGAGCAGCGTCGCCTCGGGCACGAGCCGGGTCCAGAAATCGGCCTTGTACCATTCCCAAACGTGCTGCCGGACCGTCGCGCTGTCGGCCTCGGCCCGCCCTTTGACCGGATCATCGATGATGCCGAGATGAGCGCGCCGGCCGGTGACCGAGGCGTCGACGCCGACGGCAAAATATTCGCCCCCGCGAGCGGTTTCCCAGCGCCCGGCGGCACCCGAATCGCCACTGAGGCCAAATCCGAACGTTTCGCGAAAGATTGGTGAACCGACGATGTTGCGCACCCGGCGGCCAAACCGTTCGGCCAGCTCTTTGGAGTGCGAAGCGGCGATTACCGAGTGCGTCGGGTAGTTGCCGATGTACCAGGAGGGGAAAAGCACGCTGCCATAGGTGCTTTTGGCCGATCCAGGCGGCAAAAAGAACATCAGACGCTTGATTTCGCGCCGCGCCAGGGCCTCGAGCTTGGCAATCAATAGCTCGTGATGCCTTGCCGGCGTCAAATCGGGCATCGTCAGCCCGACCCAGCGGGTCAATTGCTCGCGGGCCGCTGCTCGTTCCGCCTCGGCCGCGGCCTCGGTGGCGGTTTGCCCGAGCTCGCCGTCGATATTGACCCTGATCCAGTCGGCGTCGCGCTCGCCGGCAAACGCCTCGTAGCTGAAGCCCCTGGCCCGCAGCGCCGGCAGGTTCTCAGCCTCCGCAGTCCGCCCGCCAGGCTGGCGAAACAGCTGTAAATCGCCCGGGTCCTCTGGCCTGCGCACCAGCCAATGACCAGGCGGCGGCATCCGCGACGAGCAGATCACCCCCGACCACATCGCCCCACCGGCGAGCGGTGTCGGGTACGTGCCGGCGATGCGCATCGCGTCTTCGAGAACGCTTTCGCTCAAATTCCGGGCATCGTCGAGCCAGACACCCGTCGCCGTGGCCACACCAAAGCGTTTTCGGTCCTGCGCGTCGTCCATACCGAGGAAATCGATCTCGATCAGACGCTGAACCCCATCCTCGAGGCGGTAATGCAGGGCAAAATGCCGCCCTTTGTCGTCGTATTCGCCGACTTCGAGCCAATTCTTGATCGTCGGGATCACAAATCGCTCGAGCTCGCGGCGGATCGGCGCCACCACGACCCATCGCCAGCGAGTTTGCTTCGCCCACCGCCGGATTGTCGCCCGTCGAACGATATCGTTGATGCAGCAGCTTTTGCGGCCGCCGTAGATCGGCCCGATCAAGGCCCGCAGAAACGCATTGGAGGCGGAGAAGGCACGCAGCTGCGCGCCCTGCGGCTCGTAGCTCGGCATCACTTTTCCGATGTTCTGGGTTTGGTCCAGGTGGGGGACGCACCCCCACCCGTCGGGCAAAAACTTTTTCTGGGGGACCCCACCCTGTCAAGCGTCTTTGCTCAGCCCAAAGTAATTTTCCAAAATCCCCAAGTCCGTCAACAGGATGCCGGACGCCACCTTGCGGTGCACCGGGTGACCGCACCACGATCGCGAGATTGCCCAGCGTTCGATTGTCATTTCGCACCCCAGAACATGCCAGGCACACGACCCGCCGGGCGACGAAATCCCGCCCAGCATCACCAATGCATCGATCACCGCCTCGAGGGCCGAGCCCGAGCCGCGGCGACCGATCGACCAGGGCTTGCCGCTCATCGTCAATACCGGAATCCGCGTTGGGTCGGCGGCCCACAGCGGATCTAACCCGGCATTGTTAAAATACTCGTTAAAGAGGACCCCGGCCGCTCGCATGCCACGCGAGATCGAGCCGGCGCGCTCCATCCTGGCCAAGGTGTCGAGCGCCTTCCACGGCCGGCCAACTCCGCCATCGGCATCGACCACCGGCTCTTCGCAACGCACCACCAGCGCACCCGAAACGTGATCTGCCCGAAACCGCTCCGGCGGTGGTGCAATCCGCGCTTCCTCGTCCCCGACCCGCCGCCTGTTTCGTTGCTGCCTCATAGTGGTTTGTTCCCCCCTCGTGTTCGCCCAATCGCGGCGTGCGCCGCACACCAGCTACCATCGACAATTTTTGCCCCGCACCAACGCCAGTCACCACCGCGACCGGGCTCGCCGATGACCCAGCGACATCCCTCGGTTGTAAGACGCTCATCGAGCACGGCGGCACTGATCGGCTCGCGGCCGGCGGCGGCCAGTATTCGTCGCCGCATCCGGCCGGCGATCGCCGCGGCGGTGATCTCGGGCCCGAGCTCACCGGCGATCGTCGCGTAATTCGCTCCCTCCGCGGTGCGGCGGTCAACATAGGCGTCGCTCTCCTTTGACCAACGTGGTGGCACGAAATCCCCTCCCGTACACTTGCCCGAAGCACGGGTTGATGTCATATTGTTCCGGCGCTTAATGCAACACGCGGAGGAATATCAGTGAACCGTCACCAACGCCGCAGCAAGGCACCGACCTTCCGGCTGCTCGGTCAGGTCGAGATATCACCAAGCCAATATGCCGCTTTACCCACCGCCTGCGCCTGGGGCAACTGCGTGGCCGTCGCTTGCGCCAACGGCACCGCCCTGCCTCGGGGCTGGGTCTACCTTCACGTCTTCTGGCAGGCGCACCCGACACCTGTCCTCGATTTTGGACCAGGCACCCAGTGGTATCGCGACGGCTTGCTGTGTCCCGAACACGTCGCGGCGCTGGAACAACTGCTCAAGCCTCTGCCCTCGCCACAATTGGCGGAGGAACCGGCGGGAGAGACCTGATGGAAACCCCCGCCGATTTCCAGCGCCCATGAGAAGCCTGGTATCGCTGCTCCTGGTAGCCCTTCTGCAGTGCTACGCGACCCACACCCAGTCCGGCTGCAAACCGCTGAGCTACCATCAGGGCTGGGCCGACTGCAGCCCACTCGCCCGGCAGTTTCAGCGCGAGGACAACCGCGCCCTGGCGGTCACCGGGTTACCCGTCGCCGTTCACTACCGCTGCGTGACAATCCATTGACCTATACGGCGTTTTCCGTACAATGACGGGATGCCGCGCACCCCCCGAGCCACCGCCCGTCTCGAGCTCCGCGTCCCCCCGGAGCTCGTCGAGCGGGTCGACGGCTGGTGTCAAGACCAGCAGGTCGCTCCCTCGCGCACTGCCGCGATCGTCTATCTGATCAATTTCGCCCTCGACCTGATCGCGTCCAACGAGCGCAAGGAGGGCCGTTCGGTCCGCTCGCTGGTCAAGCGAAGCCGCCCCCGCGACCGCTAAACTCGCTTAATTTACCCTTGTTTCTGTACGGCGTTAGCCGTATATGTACGGCGTACCGATCGACGCCGCCCCCCCGCGGACACTCGCGAGGGCCGGGGGTCTCGGGCCGAGTGACCGGCCTTCCCCGGACCGTCCCCATCGATCTGTCACCGGCGACGGTTTGAGCCCGTCCCCGGATCCATCAATGCAGAGGGAGCGGCGTCCTTCCGGTTCGTTGTGTTGGGCACTACTAGAACCAGGAGAACCATCATATGCCAGATCCGTCTAGCGAACCAAACCCGGCCTGCGCACGGCACCAGATCGGCCCGCTGCGCATCGACTGCGTCGCCACCACGGTCGAGCTCGCCGGACACCCGGTGCGTCTGACCAAAAAGGAATATGCGCTCGTCGAGTGCCTGGCCTCGCACGCCGGCACCATCGTCTCAAAGAGCCAGATCCTCGATCACCTCTACCCGTCGACGACCGAGCCCTGCCAGAAGATCATCGACGTCTTCGTCTGCAAGATCCGCGGCAAGTTCGCCGCGACCCTCACCTCGGCCGATAAGCTGATCCAGACCGTCTGGGGCCGCGGTTACGTGCTGCGGCAATGAAGAGCCCAGACGATCTGACCCCCATCATCGACCGCCTTCGGCGGGCGCTCGAACACCTCGAAGTGGTCTTCGAGCGCGCCGCCCGATTGCCGGCCGATCGCGATCTTCGCGAGGTCCTCGACCCCGCGAAGGAGGCAGCGTTTATCCGCCGTCACCTCGGCGACCGCCGCCGCACCCCCCGCCTCTGAAACCACGGAGATTGGAAATGTTAAAAACTGCACTGACCGCCGCTCTACTCGCCATCACAGCCCTCCCGGCCGCGGCGCAATATGTCCAGATACCCGTTCCCGCCGTCCCTGGAGTCACCGTCCCTCTCGCTCCTGGCATCGCCATCCCGCAGCCCGTCCAGGGCGGTCGCGGCCGCGATCATTGGCAACATTGCGAGCAGCTACACCACGCCGAACACCAGCTGGAACGAGCAATCGACCGGGCTCGATACGACGCCCGCGAGGAGCTCGAAGAGCGCCTGAGCCGTGTTCGTCAAGAACAGGAAGAGCAATGTCGGCGCGATTAGCCCGCACGCTCGCCGGAGCAGCAGTAATGCTGCTCGCGGCCTGTTCTACCCCGGACCAGCTGTGCCGCCAGCGGGTGGCACAGCTACGCGCGTTTGCCGGCGACGGCGCCGTGATCTCCTCGGCCAAGGTCGAGATGTTCATGGCGCGCTGTCGTGCCACAGGCGGCGAGGTGCCGCCGCAGGTGCTGGAACACCCCGGCGGCGTGCCCGCCCCCGGCGATCGGGGCCACGGAGAACCCGCGTCGAGAAACGAGACCTCGAACTTATGGAGACAACCATGACCTCACAACCACGTTTTCTGCCGGTGCCGCTGCCGGCGCCGCCGGTGAAGCGGTGGACACCGGGCAAAAAGCTGGCCGTCGTCGAGGCCGTCCGCCTCAATGAATTGACCGCCGAGGAAGCCTATCGCCGTTACGAGATCACCCGGACCGAGCTCAGCGAGTGGCAGACCGCCGTCGAGCGGCACGGCAAGGGCGGCCTCAAGGCGGACATCCGCGGCCGCCGGGCACGACCCTTGCGGCTCGTCGCCGGATAGCCGATAAAGAGTTTCTCTGCAACTAAAGGGCGCCGCCCTGGAAAGCGGCGCCCTTTTTCGTTTCACGGAAGCCCTATGATCCCCAAACCCGCCGGTTGTCCCGAATGCTCACCTTACGGTGGCGAGGCCGGGATGGTGGCCCGCCTGGTCCCCGGCGACACCCCCGAAGCACCACGAAAACTGATCTGGATCGTCTGCCCCATCTGCGGATCACCAGAACTTGACGACAAATTGAACGACCGCGAAGAGCCATAAGGCGAGCAGGCTCAGTGCTCGGCCGCGGCACTATCCCGTCTACCGGGATAACGGGAACCTTTGACGTCGATCAATGCCTGCTCCGGCTTTTGACACCGAGGAACTCACCAAATATCACCCCCGCCGCAGCCTGCTCGATCGCGTTCTTTTCGAGCGCCAGCGCCGCCTCCTCCAGGGTCGCCCAGACGGTGCGGCCGAGCTCGAAGTGCCAACTCTCGCGCGGCGCATGACAGATCCCGCACCACGGGTTGATCGCACCGCTGGTGATCAAGTCGCGAATTTGCCTGCGCAACGCCTCGGCGACCGTGCGCCTGGCCTCCGTCTCGTCAGCCGCCTCGTCGGCCGTGCCCGCGATACAGTGCCGCTGCGAGCACAGACACTGCGCGATCCACACCCTGGTCTCATCAGGCATCGCCGCCTCCGCGAGCATCGCGCAGACGCATCAACACCTCGGCGACCTGCCAGACCGGAATCCAATGCTTGAGCTCCAGCGTCCCCGAATCTTGAACCGGGATCAATCTCGGCGGCTGCACCTTTTTGAATTCCTGCAGGCTCTCGGCATCAATCGCAAACTCCGCCTGCGTCAACGCTTCCTCGAGTCTGGCGATCATGTTCGCCAGCTTCTGCGATTGTTCCTCCGTCACTCGCGCGCCGACAGGCTTTGGGTTCCCCTAAACAGCCGGGCCCGCACCGCGCAGTCTTTCGCCTCGAGCAGCTTGCGCAGCGCCGTCTCTTTTTCCGGGTTTCCCGGCAGCTGCTCGTCGATCCACTCGGCGAGCTCGGCGAACGGCTTGCTGATCTCCCGCAGGTGTTCGGGCAGGTGATCAAACACAAAAAACTGCCGCATGTAATGCACGCCTATGCCTCCTCTTTGGTTGGGGGACGCCAATACCAAGGCCGGAAGTTGACCAGCTCCTCGACCGCCGGCCAGGTCCCGGTAAACATCATCGCCCGATCATCGATCGTCAGAAACGCCGCCGGCTTGCTCTTGGGAAAATCGATCATATCGAAGAGCACAGCGGCAGTGCGGGGATCCGCGGCCTGGGCTAACGCGTCGTAGAGCCACCGCTGCATCGCCTTGATGCCCGCTGGCGAGGACGAACGCGAAGAATAGACGCACACCCGGAACCGCATCACCGCGGCCGCCAAAAATTCGGCAAAGCCGGGGACCGGCGGGTCGGGGATCTCGGTCGCTCCCTTCCAACCGGTCACGTAGGAGTGCAATACCCCGTCAAAATCGAGACACAGGATCGGCTTTTCCGGTCGCGCGACATCACCGCCCTCGAGCGGCAGCGGCGGCATTCGATACTCGGTCATCGGCTCTCCTTCGGTTTTCAACCGCCACGGGGAGGGCGGCCGCCTACCTGCACGCATCACCGGCGCGGCTGTCGCTCTGGGTATCTACCGGACGCCATTTGACCGAAACGATCCGCCATTCGGCACCGCGCCTCGCCTACGCATCAAATTCCCCGGTCTCGGGATCATAGAAATCATCGCCGTGCGCAGCCCGGCAGAGCTCGATCAGCTTGGCGCTCCATGCCTTGCCCAGCGCGGCCGATTTCCACTCGTTCAGCGTCTCGTAGACCTGCTTGCCGGCCGAGTCGACGACGAGCCGCTTGTCGCGGTTGAGCCGCGGCCGCGACGGCAGCATCCCATAGGGCCCGTCTTGCCCGCGAAACACCATGATCTCATGGATGCGAAACCCGTTCGGCAGCTCGATGCTGGCGACTCCGATCACCTTGCCCTTACCGACCTTGCGCCAGCCCAACAGGCGCATCCCCGGCTTGTCAGCGCCGTCCGCGGCCATAGCCGATGCTTTGATACGGGTTCTCGTGCCCAAGGCCGGCGAAATGCGCGTTCCAGGCCTCGCGCAACGGATCGATCAGCCGCTCCTGCACCTGTTTACTGGCGTTGAGCACGCGATCGCTAAACGGCGCCCGCTTAACAATTCGGGTCGCCTCGTTCAAGTTGTCCTGGGCCTGGTTGAGCAGGTGCGCCAGTTTTTGGTGATCCTCACCGCTCAGATGTCTCGTCGCTATCACGGGAGCCTCCCTGATCGTCCCGCCAGCCGCCGATCGGCATGTCGGGATCGAAGATTTTCACCAGCTCGGGGTCGTTCTGCCAGCCCGGGAGCGCAATGCAGAGCGCGCAAGAGACAGAGATCGGCCCACCGAACTGGTAGATGTGCCGGCCGCACCCGGCGCAATCAAATTCGTGGTGCATTAGCGGGGGTCGCGCTGCGGGACATAGATCCCCCTGAGCGCCTGCAGCAACGCCACAGTGAACCGGCGATGCATCCCGACGGAGACTCGCGGCCCCCGGTCGAATGAGACCTCCCAGTGCCGCACCCGGCCGTGCCAGTGCCAGATGATCCGCCTGATCCGCAGCCGATGGTCGCCACGATAGATGTAGGTCATAATGGGGGAAGCCCGGCTCGGCGCCGTCGCTCGTCGAGCGGCAAATCCGGGATCTTGTCCCAGCCCGCCGCCTCTTCGGCTTGGCGAATTTTGCCCTCGATCAGATCGAGCAACTCACCCCCGTCGCTGGGAATTTGCCAACCAGAGGTATCCACTTCCAGCGGTTTGACCCCCTTGCGCGCCGCGCGATTGAGGCAGGTGACGCGGACAATGTCGGCGACTGTCTCCGCGGTCAGACCCTCAAACTCCTCCTTCCACTTTCGAACCTTCATACGAAATAGACCGGCCAGGGCATCTGCGCCGACGGCGGCCACCAGGTGTGGATGTCTGGTAGCGTCACCCCGGTAACGAGCACCACCGGCCACGGATTGTCCGTTGTCGGCAGCCACCAGGTGTCGATCGGCGGCACCACCCCGCCCGGCACGACGTGCATCGGCCACGGCGCACTCGCCGTCGGCGGATAGGGCCCATTGATCGACGCTCCAGCACCCGCACCGCCCATATCGATGACCGGAAGAGGGTTCGCCATGCTCGGGGGGTACCAGAACGTGAAGCTTGGCGCGGGCCCCGCGACCTCGATCACCGGCACCGGTTGTCCACCCCCCCGGACCGCCATCAACAGCGAGATCATCCTTCTCACCCTTCAGTCCGTGTAAACGAAATCACGCCACCAAAGAACTCCGCCTTGTCAAGATCGCGATGCCAAAAGAAATCCCGGATCTCGGCCGGAGTGACAGTTCCTTTTGCGACAGCAAGTAATGCGTCGTGCAGGCAGCTAATTGCCGAGGTCGCGTCACAGAGCTCTTCGCGCCCTCCGATCGCCCTGATGCCATTATGGGCGATTCCGCTGCCGCTGATCCGCAGCTTGATTTCCATGATCAATCCGCGGGGATCTGCCGCTCGATCTTGCGCAACACTTCGAGGATCTCGCGCAATGTTTCGAGGATTTGGCGCAACAACATCTGCTCGTTCGCGCTCATCAACCCTCCCTCAGTTCGCACGCGGCGCCGGCTGGGGTCCCGGCATGAACGGCCGCACCCCGACCTGCTCTTCGATCAGATCGGCGACCACCTCCGCCATCACCCGCATAAATTCATGCCGGCGGTCCTCTCTTTCGACCAGGACCATGCGGATGCGGGCGAGCTCCAGGGCGTCCTCCATGCTGTCGGGTACGGCGTAGAAGGCCACCCAGTGATCACCAACCTGGCGCAGCGCCAGCCTGCCGACCGCGGTCTGATCGAGCGACCTAGGCACCGGCGCCGGCTGGGGTGAGGTTGGAGCTTCCCCTTCCCGCTGCGGGAGAGCCTGCTCGATCGCCTCCATCCGGCTGATGAAGTAATCCGACTCCGCCTCGTCAAACCCGCCGCCGAGCATCCCGTGCTCAAGGAGGAGTGCGAGCAGATCAGCCCGCTTGACGTGGACCCGCTCCGCGGCGTCGCCAAGAAACGTCCATATGCTGGCACGCACCGCCTCGAAGGTTTTGCGGATCTGTTCGCGCCGCTTCGCTTCACCCATCAGTCACTCCTTCGGTTCAACAATTTTTCTGAAATTTCAGCGGTCTGCAAAAATTTTTAAGAAATCGAGGCGCTCGAGCCAGCCCAACCCCTACCAAGGTATCGCCGCTTTTTCCGGCATACCCACCGGGGGGTCTTTGGAGTGCCTTTTCTAATAGAGCCACAGTAATCACATCAGTTCCCCAGTCTATGCTGCCAGTCGAAAGATCTCGCGCAGTATTACCCTGACTGCCCAAATAATCAGCCACCAAAGCAATAAAGACGGGATCATCCCATAGGCGAATCCGCGTACCGCCCCGAATGCTGTGGTCGCCGCAGACGCTTGTTGTCCTGGTGGCGATCGTGGCGCTGTGGCTGACGGCGCGTGCTGGCGACGACGAGGACAAGCTCGGTTCGTCGCAATATTGCGATAAGCGATGCTTGGGTTGCGCGCCCCCTGGTTCATCACGACCCACTAGATCTGGTAATCGACGGCTTCCAGCATTGCGGATAAGGCACGCAACAGCCTAACACGTTGATATCGCTGCAGACCGCATTTTCCATAATGGAGCTTATGCGACATTCGAGCGCAATAATCACGGCCATCGCAATTCATTCCCCGGATTGTGGTTCGAGCTCTTGCTCGGCCTCGAGCGCTTCCTGGCGCCGCGCGTCCTGGGTGGTGTGGACGAGTTCGAGGATCTCCTCACTGAACGTCCAGCTGACCGGTTCACCCTCCGGCGAGCCTTCCGGCCGAACTGTGAGTGTGCTCAACCGCTGATGCATAAACGGGAGCGTCGCGGCATAAACGCCGGCCCACCACTTGGCTGCCTCGAAGCGCTCGCAGCCGAGCACCTTGGCGAGCTCCGGCAATACGCCCTCAGCGAGTATCGGAAGGGCCGAGATCTGCGCTCCCCGAGCCAGCGGATCGCCAAACTGGCTCATGTAGAACCGCGAAGCCGCGTCAGTTCTCTTGTTCCGCGACCCTGCAGGTCGACCCCGCTTTGCAACTTCACCGGGCGCGTCCTGCACACTCTGGTCGGGGGTCGCCTGGCCTGGGTCGAAGCCAAAGTCGAGCTGCCGGGCCAATTGCTGCAACTCTTGCTGGCGCGCCGCCTCGACCGCCCCGGCGAGACCCGCCTTAAAGCCACGATCGGTCATTATAACCCCCTTAGTTTATTCCATTCCATCAGCGGCTTACCAACCCGTCGAGCCCGACCAAGGTAGCTGCAACCGCCTAAGCGCGGAACCATGAGAACAAAACAAGCCCGAAGGCAACGAAGGCAACACAGGGTAACCGGTGTCACCCGGGCGCATATATACGCACGTGCACACCCGGGTGACACCGGTTACCGGTCCTTGCCTTCGTTGCCTTCGGTGTTACCCACATCCCACACCAAGGCCACGATATCACACTCAACCGCAGCGAGCGGACCTACGCGTCGAGCCATGTGTCAATCCTCTCGCGCAATACGCGGATCTTGGTGGTCACATCTTGGATGATCACGTCGGTATCATCGACATCGACAATTTGTCGCCTGTCCAACACACGCAGAAACTCGGCCAAGCGGGCCCATTGACCCTCGACCTGACCCAAAGCGTTGTCGGCCTGGTTGAGCACCCTGCGATATATCCTATCCATTGCACTCATTATCACACTCCCAAATCACCAGGTCGTGCAATAAGTGCGAGACCAGCAATCGTTGCGCGCCGCGAGCCCCCGTCTAGGCCGCGATTAAAGCCGAGGTTCTCGAGAGCATCGACAAACCGCCGCCGCGACAAGACATATTCGTTGGCCCGCTTAGTCCAGTCGGCATAATCGGTGTAAACCAAGCCGAGCTCGGTCTTCGCGTCTGGATCGCGCAAGCAGCGATCCTCGAGCCAAGCCTCGATCAGGTTCTCGCGATCAAAGTAATCTTGCGTTGCTTGTTTGACGATTGGCGGCGGCATTAGACCGTGCTTTCTCCACAACACAGCGCCATGTACCGCCCACACCATGATGCCGCCGAGCTCAGCCTTGAATTTGTCGATCAGGTGCGGATCGATCTCCTTTGGCTTGTGCGTGAACGGCAGCAGATGAAGGCGCCGCCGCATTGCCATATCAATACCGCCGAGCCTGGGACGGCAATTGCCGTGAAAGAATAGGAGAAATTGCGGATAGTAGACGAAAAACTCACCATGCATAAACCGCGCCTTGATCTGATCACGCCCGGTCAGGTTGGTAATCCGCTGCTGATCCCACCGTCGACCCTCATCGGTCTCGGCTGCGGTCACGAGCCGTTTGCCAGCAAAACCGGCAAGATCGGCCGGATGTCTCTCTGCGGTGGTTGCGACAAAGGATGACATCGGGGCACTCGTGCCATAGGTCCCGTGCAGCAATCTGATGGTCTCGACAAACTTGCTTTTACCGGTATTCGGCGGGCCATAGCAAAATGCGAAGATCTCCTCTTCGCACGAGCCGGTCAGGCTGTACCCGATCAGCCGCTGCAGATATTGCTGATACACAAGATCGCCGTTGGTGATCTCGTGCAGAAACCGCATCCAATTCGGACATTCACCCTCGGGGCCGGCACCGGCGAGCTCCGTCATCCACTTGTCGCGCTCGTGACCATAGAGTTGTCCGGTCACCAAATCGACGATGCCGCCCGGCGTGTTGAGCAAAAACGGGTCGGCGTCAAAAGCATCGGGGGTCATGATCATCCTCTGATCTTTGCGGGCAAATTGCTCGACGCTCCACGTCGTGCGGCGCGAGCTGATCAGACGCCTCAGGTTCCCGGCTTTTTTCTCCATCGGGCCGGCGGTCCCTCGACATACGTTGCGCGCCCGGTCGAACACTCGGCATTTTTCATCGCGCTCCCAATAGCTGCCGTTCCAGGTAATCCACTCATCCCATTTTTCGACGTAGTGCCAATCCTCGCCGAGCTCATCGACCAACTGCAGCCCCATCGCGTCTTCGGAGGCGAAAACCGGCGCGTCGATCGGCTCGCTCGGCGCACTTGGCGGACCACTACCGCCGCCTCGACCACCGCCCCCGAACTCTTCGCGAAATTTGCCGAAATCAACGACCTCGGCATCGGCCGTCGCGCGCTCATCGCTCATACACAACCCCCTCCCGAGCTATTAGTTGGACGTACTCGTTGATGTCTTTGGCGAAGACTGGCGGCGTCCAGAGTTTTACTTTGCGACCCTCACCCTCAAATCGCCTGATCACCTTCGTCAGCAGCTTGCGCGCCGGTGAGAGATGCACGGTGCGCCCGTCGGTGATCTTCTGACCCTTTGGTGTCAGCCGAGGATCGCGCTGGGCGAGGATGCGGATCTCGGTGAATTCCGGCGGCAATTCCATCGCCGCCATAAAGGAGAGCGACACCGCACACGCAGCCCGCGGCTCTGGATCGAACTGCAGATAGCTGAGCACGTCCTCGAGTCCTTCGCCGATCAGCAACGGCTCGCCCGGACGCAACGACTTCCAGCTGCGCTGCTCGGCACCGCGCCACAGCCGGATGTAGCCACCCCGAAACGAGCCGAGGCTCAGCTTTGGATCGTCGAGCGGCGCCTTGCCGACCATCGGCGCATCTTCAAACGCGAGATTGCGCTCCTCGAGCCAGGTGCGATGCACCGCGCAGTTGCGCCCCTCGACATCGGTGATCATCGCCACCAGCGCCGGCCAGGCGCGTTGCGACTCCTCGTTCCACAGCTTGGGATGACAGCGCAGCACGCGCGGCAGCTGCGGCAGCCGGCTGAGATCAATCGAGCGGCCGGCGAAATAGCGCCATACCTGATCATCGCGCTCGACCGGGTTGGCGCTGAGGAAGATCTCCGACGCACGATTGCGGTTGCGTTTGAGCAGCCGCTCGGCCTCGGCCCGGCCATCGGTCGCCGTCGGCACCGGCCGCCGCGGTTTGCGTTCGGCCAGCGGTTTGCTCGGATCAAAGGCCGGGAGCCCGAGCCAATCGCGGGCCCAATCCATCGCCGCGATCTTGTCGCCGTTGCACTCGATTTGCGCCACCAAGTCGAGCGCATCACCACCCTGGTCGGCCTCCCAATCGGTCCAACGGCCGCGGCGATGCCCGGAGAGGGTGACGGCGAGCGACTGACCCTCCTCGCCGGCGAGCGAGCCGACGCGCCACCAAATGCCGTTCCGCCTGCCTCGAGGCAGCAAATCGCGCACCAATGCATCGATCCGCTCGCCGAGATGACGCGCGAGCTCGCCAGCCTCGCCCTTCACAGCGGGTCCATCCCGCTAGCGATGAGCGCATCGACCCAGCTCTCGACCTTCTCTCGATCGGTCAGCCCGTCGATCTCCGCACGACGCGCAGCGAGCCAGACCTTGTCGCTCTCGTCGGCGGTCGGGTTTTGATCCCAGACCGGCGAGTCGAGCCATGCATGAAAGTAACCGCGCAACGTCGCGAGCTGCGCCTGGGTCAGCGTGCTGCCGTCGACCAGCGCCATGATCGCCGGCCGCAACACGCCGGTGGTTTCGTTCATCCAATATTTCGGCTCGCTCATTCCTCCCTCCTTGAGCTCGGCGGGCGGCGAGCGCGATCCGACGCCTTGCGGACCAGGATTTGCGCCATCCTCACGGAAATGCAGCCATCCCCGTCGAGGCGTTCGATCTTTGCCGCGATCGAGGAGAAATCGAGCCCGGCCTGGCGCAGGGCGAGCGCTTTATCCTGCCGTTCGTTCCAGCGTCGTTTCACTCCGCGTCGTCCTCCTCGATCTCGTCGGGAGACGGCGGGACGATCTCATCCGGGTTGATCGTCGCGCCAAATTCGCCAACCCCGACCGGCTCGACCAGATGCACCGCGCGACCGCGGCCGCTGACCGGTTCGAGCCAGGCCAAATTCCATTGCTCGGAGATCTTTCCGACAAACCCGAATTCGCGCAGCAGCATGAGCAGCGCCGAATGGTTGGGCAGTCCGGTGCCGCAGCTGACCGCCAAGTGGCGGGCAAGACCACATTCGGGTGCATCTTCGAGCCAGAACGCGACGAGGTAACCTTCGGGCACCATCACGCAGCGGGTGGGATCGAGCGCCACCCGCCCCCCCCGGCGGCGGATCATGATCTGGCTCATCACAGTCTCACGGGTCAGCGGCCGGGCAGCCGCTCGCGCAATCAGCTCTTTGATCCGTCGCTGATCCTCGAGACCGAGGACCAGTGTATGCTGCTGCATGCCTGACCCGGTTCCCGACCGGGTCGCCATTCACCGCTCGCTTGGCTCTGGTTTCCCGTCCGGCCGCGGATGACCCAGAGCGCGCCCGGCACGCAGCAGCTTTGCCGACGGCCGGCTAAAACGAGAGGCTCCTTGCGCCCTGGAGCGCGCAAAGCTGGTCGACAGCTGGTAGGTACGCACCCCGCCGATGCGCGAGGATGGTGTCGGTCCTCGCGTGCTTCCTCTAGCCATTGCTTCCTCCGTGGGGAAGTGTGGGTCCGACCTCGGCCTCGAGGGCCGCGGCGATCGTAAATGCTTGGGCAAAGAGCGACGGTGGCCGTTCGCTGAGATTGCGGGCGAGGTCAGCCGCGGTGCAGCCTCGCTGCAAAGCGTCGCGGCTGAAGATGATGCAGGCGTCGTGAATCAGCGCATCGAACGGCTCGCCGGCATGTCCTGCATGGTCGAGAAAGATCTCGCGCACCTTCCCCATCAGGTCAAAACCTGTGGTCAGGTGCCAGTGCCCGGTCAGCGGATCAGCCAACCGAGCGGTGACGATCTGCCGGCGCGGCGGCAGTTTGATGCGTTCTGACATTGGCTTTTCCCCCAACCAACGATCCATTAGCACAGCAGCCAACAGAAACGGTTGTCAAGTAGCAAATTTGTCCCCAGACTTATTCGCTTGATCAGGAACCCAGTGTTCGCTAAATGATCTGCCCGCCCTTCCGGGCACAAGTACGAAAGGAACCCGAGACCATGGCGCGAGGACGCATCGCCTACACCGGGAAAGTCCCGAGAGAACGTGAAGACCCGGGCATCGAGCTCGCGGTCCAGGCGGCCTGCGGCTTTAACGAGCTCGGCCGGCGCCTCGGCATCAGCGGCACGGCCGTAACCAATTGGACTCGAGTCCCGGTTCACCACGTGCTGACGATCGAGAAGATGTTCCCAACCTGTAAGCGGTGGCTGTTGCGGCCGGACGTCTATCCACCGCCAGCACCACGTCATCCCAGCAAACCACGGCAGCAGCGCGATGACCGAACTCCTGACCTATTTTCGCGATCGGTCGCATGACGAGGACGGCGCCGGCTTTGCGCTCGCCTACGCGCTGCTGCGGCTGGCCGAGTCTCTCGAGGAACTCTCGAAGACCTTTCATCCGCCCAAGACCGATCCCTTCAAGATCGACTATGGGCTGATCCGTATGGCCCAGCGCCTCGACCGGCTCGCCAAGGAGCTCGGGACCGAGCCGCTAGGAGCCCTGGCGGCCCGCCTGGCGGCCCACGAGGCGCCGCCGCCTGATCCCCCCGAGGCCGAGGAGTTCCTCTCCCACCGCCGCCGGAGGCGGCCGCGCGAGGCCAAATAAATGCCCGGCGACCCGCCGGAGTTGTCGTGAGCACCAGGAGTTTCACATGGAGGATCTGCGCACGTACCTGCAGGAGCTCGAATGTGATTTTTCCCCGGACAGTCCGAGCCGCATCTTGCGCGAGCTCAGATTGCGCGGCTGGATCGACTACGTGGTCACCAACCGCCGGCAATCGGCCTATCGCGTGACGTCGGTGCGTTAGGACGCCCGCTGTTGCCGGCCACCCCGCACCCGCACCAAGGTCTGCCCGCTGCTCAGCGGAAGGATCTCCGGGCTGCCGCGGTCCTTCGCCCATGTCTCGGCGTCGGTGAAGTTCAGCGCTCCCGGCGCCAACACCCACTCATCCCAGTCGTCGATATTGAGCACCGGACCCCACACCCGGCGAAAGAGCTCGTCCGGGACCTTCCCGTTCTCGTCTTTGGTCTTAGCCATGCCCTCGTCCCTATCGTCTAAGCGCACACCCCATCGCCTAAGCGCACACCAAGCGTCAAACTGACCCAAATGCTTAAACCAGAGGAGGGATAGATGACCGCAGTTGATCTAAGCTTGTTCCCCGACGACGAGTCGACGGCCGCCGCGGTCCACGGCGACCCGCCAGAGTGCTGCTTTTACTGCGGCGACCCGTTAGCCGAAATCAGCCGGACGGCTGCTGCCCTCACCGCCGTATGGCCCGGCACCGAGGGTATGGCACTAAGAAAGCCGATCGTCATCTGGCACGGCTCCGGCCGCACCCAGGAGGACCACGGGGTGATCATCGGCTTGCATGCGGACTGCGCGATCGAGCTCGCCGCCCATCTCGGCAAGGACGCGATCAACGCCCGTCATGGCAACGTCGAGCGGGGAAAATTCGAGACTTTCGAAGACATCGAGCGCCTCGACGAGGATGTCCCGTTTTTGTCGCCCGAAGAAGCCGCCGAGGTGCGCGCCAGGGTCGCCAAAGAGGGACCGGTCTTTGGGCGCTATGCGCAGTGCGTAGATCGGAAACGGACCGGATGCCGGTCATTTCTTTGGACATACCGGCCACGGGCCGACCCACCGGTCACCGAGCCGCCGATCTGTCTTTATTGTAACGGACCCGCCGAGGATATCGGCCCAGCAATGCTCACGTCCGACGCGGGGGCGCGACCCTTCGAAATCCCGGGCATCTTTTGCGGCATCCCCGGAGCCGCCGTGCGCCATGCGCACTGCGTAGCTCGGGAACAGACCCGATGCCGGGACTTTCTTTGGAACTATCTACCAAACGCCGAGCCGCCAATCACCGAGCCACCGGCCTGTCTTTACTGCGGCGGTCCGGCTGAAGATATCGGCGAAGCATAGTCGCCCGAATAGCGGGCAAAAAAAATGAGGGACCGCCAAAGGCGATCCCCCAGTCAGGGAGGTAGTCGGCCGCTACGTGCAGCCGAAGGCTTTATAATCGCTGTGGCGCTCTCGGTCCTCTTTTGGATGACGATTTTCGGCATGTGGTGAGCTCACCAGGACGCCAGTTGCGTCGCGGCGGTGTAGAGCAGCGCAGAGGCTCCGGCCTCGGCCTCGCCCGAAGGCGGTGAAGCCCAGCCGATCGCCAAGATCCCGACCAGGCTGTCGAGAAGGGGCGGGACCGCGATATAGCAACGCCGTTTCACCCCGAGCGCCGCCTCGGCCCGCTCCTCTTCGCCGGAGCTCGGGTCGATGTCGTGACACACCGGCCGGCCCTCGATAAAGGCCGCATAGCGGGCCGGATCGCGGATCGAGGCATAGAGCGGCCGCGGATTGACTGCCGGCGTCCAGCCGGCGTTGTTCCGCCGCCGCCCGTCGATGTTCTTGATCACATTGGAGCGGATCGCGACCTCGGCCAGGATCACGATCTCGGCCCCGGTGTCGTCCATCAATTTCGCTGCGAGCTTGGGAAAGGCATCCGGGCGCAGGGATGGCTTGACCCAGTTCTCCAGTATCGCCTCGGCAACCGAGGCGCGACGTTCCCACAAGGTGATGCCGGCGATCGCCGTCAGCCCGAGGATCACCGCCGCGGCAATCTTCCACGGCTTGTCGATCCAACCGAAAAGCTTATCGACGATCCCCGGAGGCAGCCCGCTCAGGGAGCCGGCTCGAGCGGCTTGTCGGCCGGCACCGGCGCCGGCACCGGCGGCAACATCAAGGGCTCGTTGTCCGGCAAGACGGCGATCGGCGGCTCCTCGGACGTCGCCGGCTCTGCCCGCTGCGGAGCCAGCGGTATCAGCGGCCGGGATTCACCCCGCTCCGAGCCCGGCCGCAACACCGGCTCGCCCTCGTGAACTTCGGCCGGCACCGGTGTCGGCTCACCCGCCCGCATGGTCTGCTCTTCGAGGCGCTCGCTCGCCTCTGCCTGGCCTTCGCGTTCCTCGCGCTCTTCCTGAATCTCGCGCTCGTCCTCGTGGCGGCGGTCTTCCTCGAGCCGTTCGTTGCGCTCGGGATGATGTCGACCCTTGGCCATCTCTCCTCCTTTATGTGCGAATTTCCAGCGCCTCGAGGCGCTCAACCACCTCTTTTAACCCGTTCACCAGGGCGTAGAGCAGCGGTGTGGCGTCCAGCGTGTAGTAGTAAGACGAGACCGGCTCGCCGTGGCGCTCGGTCAGCCTCTGGCTGACCATTTCCGGCATGATGTCGACAACATCCTGCGCCACCAGCCCGTAATAGGTTTTGCCATCGGCGATCGTGTCCCCGAGCCCGTTGAACTGGTACGACACCGGGCGCAATCGGCGGATCGCGGAGAGCCCCGCCGGGTAATCCGCGATGTTCTGTTTGAGCCGCACATCCGAAGCAGTGTCGCCCCATGCGCCACCGCCGGGCTTGTAGGCGTTGCCATAGACGTTGAGATCGCCATTCTGGACCCGCAAGCCGCCGTTCAGGCTCGCATAACCCGTGACGTTCAGGCCAAAGTCGAGGTTGAAATTGCCGCTGGCGTCGAAATACCCCCACGCCGTCGTCGGGGTGCCGGTGCTGTCGGACAGGCCAAAATTGAGACCGCCGGTGCCGATCCACAGGCAAGACCCCGCCCCGGCGGTGCTGTTGTACACCGCCAGGCTGGGCGCGTTGGTGCCTACCGAAATGATGCGGTCGACCGCCCCGACCAGCGGCCCATTGACCGTGGCTCCGCCGTTGACGGTCAGACCGCCGCTGGTCAGACCGCCGACCACAGAGGCGGCACCGTTGACATTGAGATTACCGCCGACACTGGCGGGGCCGGTCACGGAAAGCTGATCGGTCGTCGCGCCGCCGGTGATGTTCGCGCCGCCGCTGAGCGTGGTCGCGCCGGCGACCCGGACGGACGAATCCAGGGTCGCGGGCCCGGTGATGTCGGTCAGCGGCAATTGGGCATAATTGCTGACGGTCAGATTGGTCCCGACATTCCAGTTCCCGTTAACGCTTCCCGAGCCGGTCACGGCAAGGCTGTCGGTCGTCGCCCCGTTCAAAACGCTGAGACTACCATTGGCGTGGAGCGGGCCGCCGACTTGCGCCGGACCGGTATCATTGAAATTGTCGACCGTCAGGCCGCCGGTAAGTGTTGCGCCGCCGCTGAGTGTGGTTGCGCCGGTGACCGTCAGACTACCGGTGATCGTCGAGTTGCCGGTGTTCAGCACGACCTGATCAAACCGCGCATAGTCGGTCGGGTTCGACCCCTGAGCCACGCCGGTGTGCTTGAAGCCGCCCATCGACAGATTGGCGAGCGGCACATTCTGCCCGTCGCGCGCGATACAGTTCGAGATCCCGTTGGCGATGTCGTCGGTATCCGAGTCCATCCGCGGCGCCAGGATGTCGAGCCCGGCATTGGCGTCCGCGTTCCACGAATAGAGCCGGTGAAAGGTCCCGCTTTGCCAGCCCATTAGCGCCTTCTCCTTGAAAACTTGGAAGAGATGCCCGATATTACGGACGGACACCCGTTAAGAGGACGGCCACATGAAAGCTGGGCATCTCGATATCCGCGTCGACCAGGAGATCATCGACAAGATCGACGAATGGCGTCTGGCGCAACCGATCTCGCCGTCGCGCGCGGCAACCATCGGCTACATCCTGCAGAAGTGGTGCGAAGACGGCGAGAACGCCAAACGGCCGCGGCCGCTGCGCCCGCGATGAACGAGGATCGTTTCGAGCTCCAGCTCAAGAGGCTCGAGCGCCGCATCGACGAGATGCGCGACATGCCGCCGCCCTATACGACCCGGATGATGGCGCTGCATGGTTCGGCGATCTTTCTGCTCGGCGTTTTTATCGGTGCGCTGTTGCGCGGGGTCCTCTGATGCCGGTTGAATGGATGAGCACCAAAAAGCTCGCCAGCTGGCGCGCCGATCCGGGCTGGACCGCGATCACCATCGAGCTCTGGCCACACCACCAGGCGGTCACTATCTCGATCGAAGACCGCGCCCTCGACGCGGCGCTGCGGAGGTTTGCGACGGACTTCGAGGCCGAGCACACCGGCACCGATGGGGCGAGCCTGCGCGCCGCCACGATGACACAGCTCGACACGGCGATGGCCCGGTTTGACCGCAACAGGATCCGGGCCCTCACGATTGCCGCACTGTGGTGCGTGCTCAATCACCCGCGCGACGCCGGGCGGCTGCGGCTCAAGATGGAGGCCCTCAGGGTCGCCGGCCAGGCCCCGCACTTCACCATATGCCGCGGCCGGCGCATCTTTGGCGTGTCACTGGGCGATCGCTACGCGGATCTGCGTAAGGATGTCCAGCAGCGGGTCGGGCCGGGAACCGTGGGGACCCGCGACTCGTGA